CTCGAACTTACCTTTGTCGATAGCAACTACACGCGCGCATTTGCGACTCGGGTTTCGGGTGGTGGCGATGCGTGATTATGAAGTTGGCTATGGAAAGCCGCCAAGGAAAACACGGTTCAAGCCTGGTATTTCCGGCAACCCGAAGGGGCGCCCCAAGCGCAAACCCTCGGCTCTAGCCGAAATTATTCGCAGCGTCTTAAATGCACCTATCGAGTATCGCGAGCGGGGCCGCATCAAAGCGACAACCCGGCATGAACTTGGCCTCAAAATGCTGGTCGAGCATGCCATCAAGGGCAATCTTTCCGCTGCCGAATTGGTGCTGAAGGTTCGCGCTCACGCCCAGCAGTTTGGTGAAGCGGGCATCGATAGGCTGCAGATCAGCGACTGGTTACCTGATTATCCTGGACAAACAGCAGATCAGAAGACGCAAGAGTTTGCCAGCACTGGCGATGCCGATCCGGGTGAGTGGTGGGGCACAGCAGAGAACAAATCACATACCACGGGTCCCGATTGAAACCGACGCCTCGTGACGCAGTGAGCACTGAGCGAATATTGCAACCATGTCGAACCGATCGAGCTTGCCGAATTCGCAACTCTCTTTGGGACGGTTGCACTCCGGTCAAGTTGCCGCTTATTGGGCGTTGGCGAAACACCGCTTCAAGGCGCTCCGGTGCGGAAGGCGCTTTGGCAAGACTGACTTAGCCAAGATCTGGATTGCGCAAGGCCTCGTGCAGGGATGGGAATGCGCATGGTTCGCGCCACAGCATATGACGTGGTCGGAAGTCTATTCCGACCTGACCGAGCTCCTCCAGCTGATCCTGGATACCAGTTCAAAGGGAGGTGCCGTGATGCGATTGCGGACCGGGGGCCGGCTTGATTTCTGGTCACTCGAGAATCCGATTGCCGGCCGCGGGCGTCGTTATCATCGCATTGCCATCGATGAGGCTGCATTTACCAAAGACGGCGACAATAAAGTTGATGGCTCGATGATGGCGATCTGGGAAAAGTCGATTAAGCCCACGCTATACGACTATGGCGGCGCAGCTCTTGTCTGCTCAAATTCCGCAGGAAAAAATCCTGACAACTTCTTCTACAATATTTGCACCGATCCGCAGTACGGCTTCCATGAATTCCATTCGACAACGCAAGATAATCCGCTTCTTCCGAAGCGACTCCAGAGTGAAGGTCTCGAAGCCTGGCGGGCACGGCAAGCCCAATCCCAAGCTGATCTGATCAAAGACAATGATCCGCTGGTTTACGCGCAGGAATATTTGGCCGAGTTCGTGGATTGGTCGGGGGTTGCGTTCTTCAGTCGTGACAAGCTGCTCGATCAAAATCAACCAGTTCCCTACCCCACCACTTGCGAAAGCGTATTTGCAGTTATTGACACCGCTTCCAAGACCGGGACCGACAACGATGGTACTGCCGTCACCTTCTTTGCTCTTGATCGCCAACGTAGTCCCTTCCCGCTTGTAATTTTAGATTGGGACATCGCGCAAATAGAAGGAGCCGTGTTGGAAACCTGGCTACCGTCTGTTTTCGTGCGCCTGGAGGAACTTGCACTGCTGTGCCGCGCGCGTTTTGGCTCCGTCGGCGCTTGGATTGAAGACAAAAATTCCGGAACGATCCTTCTGCAACAGGCGCATCGCCGCGGGATGAAAGCGCATGCTATCGAGTCGAAGCTTACAGCGATGGGGAAGGACGAGCGTGCGATCAATGTGTCAGGTTACGTATATCGAGGAAACGTCAAATACAGCCACCACGCCTTCAATAAAGTGACCGTTTACAAGCAAAAATCGAGAAATCACCTTCTCGATCAGATTGAAAGTTTTCGCGTTGGGAACAAGAAGAGCGATCGAGACGATGATCTCTTGGATACTTTTTGTTACGGCATTGCGATCGCGCTCGGAGACAGCAAAGGCTTTTAGAGCCTTATCTGCCCTTATTGCTATTTGCTGCGTGAACTATCCGCTTGGCTGAAGGCTTTCATAATTCGGATTATTGGTCGTTGGTGAAAACACGGCGCAACGGCGCTGACCGATCGAAGAGCCGCAGCAACCCCTGGGTGCTTCAGCGCTATTGGACCGCCAATCACGCGCTGGCATTTACACCACCTCAGAGCATGGATAGAGGCACGCTTTAGCGCCCCAAGTATAATGTCATGCCAAATTCGATCGACCAAAACGCCGATATTGAGAGCGATCTCGCCGCTTTGTCGCGGGCACCGATACAACATCTGCGCATTCGATGGCGGAATGTATTTCGGATAGAGCCGCCGACAGCGTTCGGCCCGGACCTACTTCGCCGCAGTATTGCGCAACGAGTGCAGGAGCAGCATTACGGCGGACTCTCGGCATCAGTGCAAAGGCAACTCAATGAGATCGTTAGGGCCATGGCGAAGAAACCTGGCGGTCGTCTTGAACTGCCTAAACGAATCAAGTCTGGCGCAGTACTGGTTCGCACGTGGGAGGACAAATCGTATCGCGTCATGGTGCTTGATGATGGATTCGCCTTCGACGGCCGGGTTTACAGCAGCCTTTCAAGAATCGCGCGAGAAATCACCGGCACCCAATGGAATGGTCCGAAATTCTTTGGTCTGCGCGCCCTGAATCCCAGCAACACCAGAACGGTCGATGAACCGCCCAGGCGGCGTGGACGTCCTCCTGCCCCACGCTCCGATCAATCAAAATCCATAACGGGCAAGCGATGACCGCTACGACAGTTCAACCCTTGCGTTGCGCAATCTATACCCGTAAATCGACCGAACACGGGATCGAGCTTGAATTCAACTCTCTCGATGCGCAGCGCGAGGCCTGTGAGGCTTATGTCAAATCGCAAGCCCACGAAGGTTGGCAGGCATTGAGCCAACGCTATGACGATCCTGTTTACTCTGGTGCATCATTACAGCGCCCTGCCCTACAGCAATTACTAGTCGATATCGATGCCGGCCGCGTCAATATCGTCGTCGTCTACAAGATCGATCGGCTAACGAGGTCACTAGCGGACTTCGCCAAACTCGTAGAAATCTTTGAAAAGAAGGGCGTCACTTTCGTGGCAATAACCCAGCAGTTTAACACCACGACATCGATGGGTCGTCTGACACTCAACGTCCTTCTGTCATTTGCTCAATTCGAGCGGGAACTATCTTCCGAGCGTGTGCGCGACAAGGTCGCGGCCTCGCGCCGTAAGGGAAAGTGGACCGGCGGCGGCGTGCCGCTCGGTTATGACGTGGTAGACAAAAAGCTCAGGATAAATCCTGCCGAAGCCGAAGCTGTTCGGACCATCTTCGAGCGCTACCTTGAGGTAAAAAGTGTGCGCTGCCTCAGAGACGACCTCGATCGCCAAGGCATAGTATCAAAACGGCGAAGAGGCCGAAGCGGACGCCAAACCGGCGGACGCAATCTGACTTATGGCCCGCTCGCCCATCTCCTAAAGAACCGAACCTACCTCGGCGAAACCGGTCATAACGGTGAATGGTATGCCGGCGAGCATGAACCGATTATTGAACAAGCAGTGTTTGATCGAGCGCAGGAGCTAATGATGGCCAACTCCGTCGTGCGACGGCAGAAACGATTCGAGACTGGCGCACTGTTGGCCGGCCTGCTCTATGACGACCGCGGTAATCGCATGTCACCGAGTTTCTCAACCAAGCGTGACGTCCGTTATCGCTTTTATGTCAGCGCCGCGCTTCTTAACGGTCGCAAACAGGAAGCTGGAACGCTGCCGCGGATTTCAGCGCCGGACCTGGAAAAGGCCGTTCTTGCTGCGCTCAAGAAAGAGAGGACATCGGTGCCGCCCGAAGGCTCGCCGACTAATCGGGACATGGTGAGCAAGCTCATTGACCGTGCCGACGTTAGCCAGAACAACATTCGGATAACGTTGAAGATTTCAACTGAGGTAGACAGATCGAATGATAACGCTAAGTCACCGGGGGGCGACGCAGCGAGCCAGATTCGTGCCGCCCGACACATCAATATTCCATGGCGGCAAAGTCCGAAGGGTCCGTTGGCGCGCATTGAAGAAACCGCGGTACGCGGCAACGAACCCGATCCTACGTTTGTTCAAGCCGTTGCAAGGGCACACTCGTGGACCAGATCGCTCATCGACGGTGAGCACACCTCGATAGAGAGTCTGGCTGCTTGCGTAAAAATGCACCCGAAAGTGTTACGAAAGGGAATTCGACTTGCTTTTCTTGC